AACCTCAAGTTTTACTGCTGCTGGACACAAAATAAACTTAGGTATTGCAACATCTGCACAAACATCAGGATTCAGTTCAGTAGGACATAAAATTAATATTGGTGTATCAACCATTGAGGCAATATCTTCGGTTGTGGCAGTAGGAACGCAAATAGACAAAGGCGTAACTCTTATATCACAAACCTCATCGATGACTGCTACTGGCAGACAGATAGATAAAGGTACAGCTACAATTGCAGGCGTATCAAGTGCAAGTGCTGTTGGTCGCAAAGTTAATTCGGGAGCAGGAACATCAGCGCAAACCAGCAGTATGACTGCTTCAGGAGTGCAAATAGACTTAGGCGTTGCAACAATAGCAG